ACCTTAGGACGTTGTATCCTGTGGGTTCTTTTTATCATAAAACAAGAACGCTTGGTGAACGTGGTAAATGGGGCAAGATGATCTATGCTGATTATATAAGCCCTGATTGCATTGTTGACATCTACGCTAAAGATGAGCAAGGAAACTTAAAGTATCCATTGCATCGTTATGCTATCGGAATTGACATTGCTGATAACAGAGCAACAAATGTATTCTCTCTTGTTGGATTTGCTAAGAACTATGAATACGCTGCAATCGTAGACCTTGATGTATTCAAATCAGAACAGCAAGGTAAAGCTGTAGGGTACAAATATAAAACAGATCGCTTGTGGGCGTTCCTAGAGCGTCACAGTAACATCTTAAACTTAATTGATGGAGGGTTTGTTGATTCTGCAGAAGGCAACTATATTAAAGACTTACAATCACTTAACTTGCCGATACCGATTGCTCCAAGTTACAAAGCAACCATCAAGGATAGAATCGACTTGAACATCATCTTGTTTAATCTTGGAAGGTTCTTGATTCACAACAAGTGCATGGTTGCTTACAACGCGTTTATGTCATCAACATGGGTCAAAGGACAAGAAGGCAAGGTTAGAGAAGACAACAATCTACCTATGAACGATATCATGGATGCGACAGAGTACGCAGAAACAAGACATATGAATAAGTTGTTAACAGCAGCAAGGAGGGTGAGTTAAATGAGTTTGTATTCAAGAATCACAGATTATATCCACTCTCGTTATGATAGAAAACTTGAAAGGGGACTAAGAAGATTGAACGATAAAATAAAGTTTAACCCTGATTTTAACAAATTAGGGATGCAATACATGTCTTCGAAAAGAAGAACTAGGTTACTAACCGAGTACTTGCTATGGTGGATGGGTGATCCCGCAATCATAGCTAATTACTATAAGCAAGAGAAAATGACTTTAGGTGATGATACAGAAGCTGAGCTAAATATGTTTTGGAAAGTCGCGCCTGACGATATCATCAAAGTACATACTGGTATGCCTGGTCTTATCAGCAATAAAAAATCGCGCTTGCTATGGGGTCAAGACATTACGATTGATGTATCGGTGTTTAAGCAAGACGAGAATGGTAACGCATTAGAAGACCCTGACGAGGAACAATCAAACAAGATTCGTGAAATATTAACAAAGACTTTGATTCCAAAGACCAAGTTCATGGACGTTGTTAAGAAAGCGACTGAAGAAGAGAGTTGGTCAGGTCATCATGCAATTAAGTTTAATTTTGACAGATCAATCACACCATACCCGCTCGTAGAGTCAAACGACGTTAGATCATTCACGGTTGATAAGAAAAGAGGGCACACTTTATCAATCACTTTCCATGAATGGTTTAACGATAGCGAAAAGAACCGTAAGTTTAGACTAGACGAAACTTATACAACGGTTAGAACTGATGACTTGTTTAAAACAGAACAAGAAATCATTAGTTATTGCGAGCAATGGAATGAAACGAACACACCTGTTGAGTTAGGTGATGCACTGATCACATATACTTTGTTTGAGTTAAAAAACGATAGAGAGGTTGTTATACCTTTTGACTCATGGAGTGTTTGCCCAGAGTTAACCGATGATATTGAACAAGAAAGCTTTGTTTATCCAGGTATCAAAGGCATGCTTGCTTTTGAAAAACCGAACAGACTTCCAAACAGAGACTTTCCAAGTTCGTTCTATGGATCAAGTGATTATGCTGGAAGTATTGTAAGTTTTGACAAACTTGATGAGTTGTATTCTGAAAACTCAGCTGAGGTTCGTAATAACAAGTCTATCTATGTCTACCCTATGGGTTGGCTTGATAAAGACAGTGACGGTAAACCTCTTCGCTCTAGAAACAAGTTTAAAACGAACTATGTCAATCCAGATGTTGACATTGACCAAACGCAAGGAAAGACTGTTCCAGCGACTGTTTTGCAAGCAGATGATAAAACAGAATCATTTGTTAAAAAGTGGAAGCTTGAGATTGGTATGATATGTGCTAATGCTCATATGTCACCAACATCATTCGGTGGTATGGCTATTGGTTTTGAATCAATCAGCGCATCAGATGAATCACAACTTGAAAGACAAAAAGATACAATTGATACACGCAACGAAATGATTGGAATGTGGAAACCGTACCTTGAAAATATGTTAATGAAGTTGTTAGAACTTAATAGTTGGTTAATCAACAATGGAATTGTTAAGAATCAGCCCGGTATCGATGAGATGATTGATATTGACTTTGATAACTGTACAATCACATGCCACTGGCCTGAGTATGTACAGTCAAGTGACCAAGAATTGATTAATACATGGGGCGGAGCAAAAGCAATGGGCGTCGCCGATACTGAAACAGCAGTTAAGAGAATCTATCCAACTTTAACAGATAACGAACAACAAGATATCATCGATCGTATTAAACTTGAAAACGGTATGGCTATAGATAATCCAGAAGCCTTAAGGATGGAAGCCTTAGTCGATGAAGATATTGACGAAAACAACGTGCCTGAAGGTGAAGAAGAATAACAATAATGTCTGATTTCAAAAGTCCTAAACAAAATATAGCCGAGAATCAAGTTTTAGCGGTTCAAGAAGCTCAAACACTAATTAAAGAAGCAATCATTAAATCATACAAAGAAGATATTCCTAAGAATCAAGTGTCACTTCAAATAAAGAAGATTATTAAAGACGTAACTTCCAACATCCCAATCGAAGACAGGCGACAAGTACAATACGCTCTAGCACAGAACGCACAACGTTGGGATTATACCTATAGACAGTCTTTGAAGGTTGCTAACGCTGCCATTCTTAAATCAATTGACAAGTTAGCAAGATACAAACCAGAAATCAATAACGTTGCTAAATCATACAATATTAACTTAAGAGAGTTCATGGGTCTTGATCCTAGAAAGCAAAATCAAATCATTAACAACTTTAGAAACGTGCTAACCCAAGACTCAGCTGGACAACCAGTCATCCAATCATATGAGAAGATTGTTAAAAGGCAATTAAAGAATCTTGCGTTAGATCCGGCAAATGTTTATAGAACAGATCGCAATGGTAAGCCTTATAAGATGAATTTACGCAACTACGCGGAGATGAAGACACGTTATGAAGCGAATCTTCAAGATTTGAAAAAGTATGCAGAAGATGGCAAAGACTTAGTATGGACTTCAAGTCATCCGGATGCATCTCCTAGATGCTCACCGTATCAAGGCAAACTGTATTCAATTAAGGGTCGTATAGGCACAATAGACGGAATCCCGTTCACACCTTTAGATGATGCTTTGAAAGGTCCTAGAGGCGATGGTAATGGTATCATAAATGGTTACAACTGCAGACACAGGCTAATACCATATACGCCGAAATCAAAGCCTCCAGAAGACTATGATAAAGCAACCATCAAGAGAGAGAACACAATCAACAATCGCCAAAGACAATACGAGCGTAATATTCGCAATATGAAGTTAGAAGAGAGAGCGTTGCGAGCTGTCGGCGAAGATAAGGAAGCTTCGCAATACCGCAAACGGTGGCAGAGATTAACAAGTAACTATCGTAAATTCTCGCTTAAAAATGGTCGAGCATATTATGATTGGCGCACAAGAGTAACAAAGGATGAAGAACAATATAGTTAATTAAGACCTTAACGGGTCTTTTTTAAATACAAATTACGCAGGAATGCGAAAAATCCTATTCCTAAATGCGGACAAAACCGCGTCAACAAATGAGAAGGAGTATTTAAATGTTTAAACCAAACGCAGAATTAAAATCAAAATTGAATGAAGAACAACTTAATGCACTCAACGAAGTGTTCAAAGATGTCGATGTGGTTTTAGAACCACAAGAAAACTTCATTCCAAGATCAAGATTCAATGATGTAAGCGAACAAAACAAAGAGTTAAAAGCCAACAATGAGAAGTTAGCAAGCGATTTAGACGCTGCAGTATCAGGATCAAAAGATGCTGATGAACTTAAAGCAACTATCGCTAAGCTTCAAGAAGAAAACAAGGCAGTTCAAGAAAAATACGAAGCAGACATTAAGACTCGCGAACGAGATTACTTAATTAACGACGCCTTAAGAGAAGCAGGGGCTCGTAACCCTAGAGCTGCTAAAGCGTTATTGAACATGGAAAACGTCAATGTTGTCGATGGTAAATTAAACGGCTTTGAAGATCAAATTAAAACTTTGAAAGAATCAGACGCTTACTTGTTTGAATCAAAAAAGCAAGACCCTAACCCTCAACAAAAATTCGATAAATTTGGTAGAGAGATCAAGGGTGATGGTTTTAATGTAGGCGATATGGATGCAGAAGCAATTGCTGCTAAATATGGCTTTGAGAAAAAAGAAAAATAAAATCTGAAAATTAAAAGAAAGAGGTTAATTAAATTATGGCAAATTCAATTACATTACCAGTACAATATCTACAAGCGTTAGATTTAATGTACAAGAGAGGCGCATTGACATCTGTGTTAGACAACGCAGAAGCTCAAATGGTCGGAAAAGAATTCAAGATTAAAAAAGTATCTGTTCAAGGTCCGGGGTCAATGACTCGTGGTGGAGCATACAAATCAGGCGATGTGACTGTAGCATGGCAAACAGTTACACCAGATTATGATAGAGGTCGTAAATTCCTCATCGACGCATTAGATGAGTTGGAAGTAGGCGGTCTTTACATGGACGCAGCTGCAGAGTATGAAAGAGTGTGGTCAATTCCTGAAATTGACGCATACAGATTCGCAAAATATGCTGCTGCAAAAGGTGCTGGTGCTGAGGCAACTCTTACAGCATCAACTGCAATCGCTGCAATCAACACAGGTATGGGTTCAATGGATTCAAACGAAGTGCCAATGGATGGACGTATTTTGTTCATCGAAGCATCTTTGTATAGAGCAATTCAAACATTGGATACAACCAAATCTCGTGAAACATTAGCAGAATTTTCACAAATTATTCCAGTTCCTCAAGCAAGATTCTATACAGCAATCACGTTGTATGATGGTGAAACTTCAGGTCAAGAAGCAGGTGGTTTCATTAAAAATGCTTCAACTGGATTAAATATCAACTTTATGATTGTGCACCCAACAGCAATCACTCAAGCAGTTAAGAGAACAACTACACCTGTAGACGTTCCTGACGCTGACTATGATGCTTATAGAGTGTCAAATCGCAAGTATGGATATTGTGCTGCTAAATCAAACAAAACAAAAGGTATCTATTTGCACAACGTAGCTGCAGTTTAATAGGTGATTGACTATGGGAAAGAAAATAGAGGTCACTAGAGATGGCGCTATCTTTGAATTGATTGATGAAGATAGTTTAGCGTCTTACAAAGAAAAAGGCTACAACAAAGTAACACCAAAGAAAAAATCAAGCAAAACCTCTACTACAGAGGAAGAAACAAAATAAACCAACTGGGTGGTAGTAATTTGCTGCCACCCTATTTTTTATTAAGGGGGCAATTATGGCTTTTACAAATTTCACGAAAGAAGATTTTAGAAATAGATACAACATCGATTTGAATGAGTACTTAGATGGAGGCGATGATCCAGACAACGCTGCTAGTGCTAGAATTGCCTTGACAGTCGAGAAGATTGAAGAATATATCGTTTCAAGGATGCCTGGTTTTGATATTGATGACTTATCAGATGCGCAAGAGAGTTATGTTAATAGAGCCGCAATGGAGCAGTTAAAGTATGAACTTGATGAAACTGATTACTCAAATGTAAGTGGCTACAACGCTTTAACAGGGGCTATTGTTGATCCAAGTGTTATAGATCGCATTGTTATATGTAGAAACGCAAAAAGAACCTTGATGAATCACATCATATCTAGCGGGTGGTATTGATGGTGGAGAATAGAGCAGGTCAACCATTCACAGCGTCATGGCACTTGCAAGTTACTAGCGATGATGGTGAGAAAAGAAAATATGATTTAGAAGGTACTAAGTTTTGGTGTGCACCAACACAAGCTAAAAGATGCTCGAGGTCTTTTAGAAGTAATATTGAAGGAAAACAAATCACTTTAATTTTAGGTAGCACCAACGTTTCAAAATTAAAAGGTATTGATCGAGAAAATGACATCATGGTTATTTTTAAAAACAGCAAGTATCGTGTTGAATACGTTGAGTATGATGAGTTCAATCAAAGGTATACGGTAGCGTTAAAATGATCAGATATGAAGCAAGGTTAGAACAAGCAGTAGACTATCTTGTTATTTGGTTAAAAATCAAAGCACCAAAAGATTCAGGCAACCTTGCGATTAATGCAATAAAGAAGGTTTGGAATGCTGAGGTTGGTACTTGGGATATTGTTATTGGTGGTGAGTTAGCGCCATACGCGGTTTATACAAACGGCATATGGATCAATAGACCTGGTGTTAACCCGAACGAAGGCTGGATACAAGAAGCTTGTATAGAAGCTAAACCAGTATTGATTGGCATTCTTTCAGGCAGTATTGCTGAAGAAGAAGCACAAAAAATGATTTTCAAAAATAGAAATGTATTCCAAAATCAGCTCAATCTGTTAGCGGAGGCAATTTAATGAGAACAATAGAACAATTATTAAAACCAGTTATTAAAGAAGATATTAATTATCTTTTAGGACTTGAAAATAAAGACCCACAGTATTCTTTAAAACTGACTGAAAATTCAAATATCCAAGACAAAAATAACACCATGTATGATATACAAGGTATCATCAAGTTTGGGCAAGGGTTATTGACTCAAATACCAGGCGCAAAAGCAGTTCAAACGCCTTTACAATTAATCTTTCAAATACCATTAAACTATCAACATGATTTTATTAAAATAATCAATACTTATATTTTAACGAGTAATGCTGTCTGGTCAGAAGTTACCGATGATTTTGAAGATGATGATACATCAACATCTGAAACATATCAATATCGTTTAGTATGGCGCTCGCCATCAGTAAGTGATACACCTTTCTCAGTGAGTGTTAAATCAATCGATAGTAATTTTGATAACGAATCTATCGAAATGGTTCACGTTATTTTAATCGGGGATGTCACATCTACGTCATCATTCGCGATGGATGATGAAGAGTTGTATCTATGGTTAGAAGATGCGGTTGATTCGACTGAAAAAGCGTGGCTATCCAGCGACTCATCTTATTGGGATTTACAACTTGAATCCAATAGAGATACTCATATCGCGAGTGATCCAGCTGATTTAAGTGCACCAAGTAGTTATGACCCTGACACTTACGACGAAGGTTTTGCTTTAAAAGTAACTGATGGAGCAGTTCCGGAAACCGCAGAGTATTATATATTAGGTTTAAATGATATAGTCATTGATGGCTATGTTCAAATACAAGGCATTACAGCGGAATCAGAGCCTTTGCAACCAACGTTAAACCAAACTCAAATTATCAGCCAAAGGAACCCATCAATCGATGTCAACGGTGATTCACAAGTATTAAATGTGACTGTCGCTGTTCAAACGAGCAACATTCTTCATAGGAGACTAATTGAGCTGTTTTATTCAAACGCAAGAACGAATGCAACTTATGACATGACTGTTAAGCGAGTCAGAAAGTCGATAGGCATCACAAGAACAGGTGTCGAATACACGATGTCTTTAAACCGATATAAACAAAACGGATTTGAATATTTACAAATAACATTGTCAAGGAAGTGATTAAATGGCTAGTGAAAAAGATGTTATTAAATTAAGGGTTGAGAATGTCATTTCCGGTTCAATTGTTGATGATGGGTCTTCAGATATATTTAACGAACAGGTTGGTACATTACCATCTCAAGCAAATGCTAAGCAATCCCAAAACGTGCGCGTTTTTACTGGCGCAATTAGTGCTGAAATGTTTATCAGCTCTTTTGGCCAAATTGTCGGCGCAGCAGGCGGGCAAGAACTAGCGGGTTTCATGGGACAAGCAGCCGAAATAGGGTTTACAGGCGCAACAGCTCTAACAGGAAATGTACCCGCGATGTTTAGTTTGTTAACTAAGTTTGGTGCGATTTTCGCTACTAAGATATCAGAAAACAGTGCGAAGTTAAAAGAGATTGCTAATCAATACAATGATATTACTATGATGAAGCTTCAAACAGGCCAACTTGTGATTACAAATAATACTCAAATTAGTTACGACAAATACGGCCGTATAAGCATTAGAGATAGGAAGTGACTTTATGAACTGCACATTTAAGTACTTAAATGATAGTGATGTATGGACACCTTTCGGTCAATTGGTCACACCAGTTAACTTTGGTGACTTAATCAAAAATGAAGTAACAACATCTTATGCTATAAGATTATATTTTAGTGGTTCAACAGAGATAATAAAACCAGCATTAACGCCAGGCACTATTGTTAAGTTAGACTTTGGCACAAAAGAGTATCAATTTGTCATCGTAGATGGCGGTAAGATTGAAAATAAAGATTCGGTCAATTATTGCTATCATTCATACAATATACAAGAACTACTAGCTTATACGCGCGAAATATTCATTCAGAGCGCGTTTTTTTCAAATGGGTTATATACAGTGTCAGAATTCTTTGAACGTCTCATAGCACTCTCAGACAGTGACAGAACTATTGTTATTGATGAAACGGGAGATTATCAAATCGTTCTAGATAATTGGCAGAGCCCAGATTTTCAAGTGTCAAGTAACGCTTTGCTTGATAACTTAATTAAGTTTGGCCAAAACAACGGTGTTAGGGTTAAAGCGAGAATTAATTCGAGCAACGAATTAGAACTGTATTTTAAAAATTTAAAAGGATCCGTGACAATTAGTACAATTAACGGTGTGCTTGTCAACAAAGACGATACATACATGGGTGTTAATTATGCAAGTAGGGTCATGGCATTAGCGAGCAATATAACGTCATCTGGATATTTTTGGTTTCCTGAAAACGAAAAAACAAAAGGTATGATATCTACTTTAGACAGCGATGATATAGACACTGACAACTTCGACAATTTAATTTTAAGACTACCATATAATATAAAGTCATGCGATAGTGTGAGGGTTATAGGTTTAGGAAGAGTAGTTGCTTACGACACTGATTTTAGTTGGGAGTATAAAGACGCTTTCGATAACTTGATCACAGTGTCTGGAGTTGATGTTTATCCGCATTACGTTATTGATGGGTGGCCAACTAATACTGATTATTATCACAACATCGTTGGGGTTCCTGTAATTGTTAATTGTAAAGAATATAGAGAATGGTTGGTTTTAGACCCTGATTCAAGTAACGGAGCTAGCGAACACCAAAAAAACACTTTATATTACAAAAGAGGCGAAAACAAGATATACAATTTAAAAATATGTAACGGTAAAGCAGATGGTATTGGTGAACATTTACCTTCTGATCCAATATATTATAAGCGAGTTGCTGGTAGTGGTGATAGTTGGGGGCAACCGGAATATCAAACTTTGAATCCAATGTTAAACTATTATGTGCCACATTGTGATTTGTATTTTGATGGGCTAATTGAGTTAAAAAACAACTCGCCTAAAAAAAGAACAACAATTTATTCCCAAGACGAGAATGTTGCGTCTGGTTACAACATGTTAAGCAATATGCAAAATTATATCAACTCAATGGAAAATTCGGAGAAAGCATCAGTTTATCGTTTTAACTCGATTGATGATCTACCCGATGTTGGAGAGTTATATAACGGCAAAATCATAAGTCAATTGGTGTGCAACGCTTACTATGACAAAATAGAGGCGACACTTTACTTTTCGGATAACGTTGTTAAGAAGAGCGAGTATGTCAACGCTGATGCTGGTATTGATTTATTTGCCATACAGACAGAGAAAGCATATGACAGGTTTAAAAATTATTCACAAACTATTTGGTTTTGTAGAACCGAATCAGAAGCGGATGACAGCATCAATTCTTATGGTGTTTATGAAATGTATGATAACAAGGTTTCAACGTATAAACCAATGTTGAGCCAAACGTTTATGAATTATGCATTAGACTTTCTAGATGTAACCAAACAAAATGAAGCAAAGATTCCGGCAGAAGTATTAATGAAAACAGGAACCTATGAGGAACAAGAGCGTTCTATAGCAGTAGAACAATCAACAAAATCAATTAAAAATTCAATATTTATATCTTTTAAAACATTGAATAATTCTATCGCTAATTATAGGAGATCTTTAAAAAATACTGCGACCACTCTTGATGTTGAGAATTTTGATATTGAGCCAATGGCTTTCATGCTGCCTGAATTAAACGGTCAGTTTAAAGAAATTATATTTAAAGTCAATAATGATACAGTTAGGGATTCAGAAATTGGTTACCCATTGATTGATAATACCAATTTTGACAATTTTAATGAGTTGATATATATTAAAGATGATGAGTATTATCACGACCCAGCTGAGACAATTAATACAACCATTCAGATAGACTATAAGAATAAAAATATTGAAGATGTAGTTTATGCAAAATCAATACAACAATCAAGTTTATTCTTCGACACAAAATATGAAGATCATAGTTTTACTGTACGATATCTATCTGGCGAGATCGCTGGGACCATTACATCATCTTATGCGATCAAACATTCGAATTATAAGTATGAAGTTAGATCAGTTTTTGTTAGGGATGACTTCACTATCAACCAAACGTATGATGTTCTTTTTTATGTCACTGAAGCTCCGGACGTAAAAAGTTTAATCAAAATTAAATGTTTAGTGATTGAAGAAAGTCCGACTGAAAAAGCTTTTGTTTATTGGGTCGCTATAACAAAATAGGATTTT